ATCTAGCCTATACAAACACATATCTACTGAATAGTACTATGTTAGGTGGTATAGCTACTTATGATATGTTTGCTCAATATCAAGAACTAGTAGGGCGTATGTTTGGTGCTTTTATTGAATTTCAATGGATACCAACTACACATACTCTACGTATTTTACAACGTAGTTATGGGGATGGTGAACAGGTCTTAATCAGAGGTTATAATCACAGACCAGATTATATCTTATTACAGGACACTTATGCTAGTCAATGGTTCAAAGATTATACTTTGGCCAATTGTAAATTAATGCTAGGAGAAGCACGTAGTAAGTTTGGTCAAATAGCTGGCCCAGGTGGAGCTGGTGGATTAAATGGTGCGGATTTAAAAAATGCTGCTAAAGAAGAAATTGAAAAATTAGAGAAAGAAGTTGATACTTATGTAGCAGGTGGTACAGGGTATACTCTTGTTATTGGTTAAAATTATTCTTGACTTACATCAAGAATTTAATTACTATTGTACAAAGGAGTAGACTATGGTAGTGGGAATTTGTGGTTTAATTGGTAGCGGTAAAGATACTATCGCTGATTATCTTGTTAATCTTCATCAGTTTCGTAGAGAAAGTTTTGCCCGTAGTTTGAAAGATGCAGTAGCTGCTGTGTTTGGTTGGGATCGAGACATGTTAGAAGGTCGTACTAAGCAGAGTAGAGAATGGCGTGAACAAGTGGATTTTTGGTGGAGCAATCGTTTAGGAATGAAAATCACTCCACGTTGGGTATTACAAAATTGGGGGACTGAAGTTTGTCGTCAAGGATTTCATGATGATATATGGATCGCTAGTTTAGAAAATAAACTGCGTAATAGTGAGGATAATGTAGTAATTAGTGATTGTAGATTCCCAAATGAAATTAAGGCTATTAAGAAAAACGATGGTATTATCATATGGGTACAAAGAGGTGAGTTGCCTGATTGGTATGATAATGCTCTAGACGCTAATCAAGGCAATTTAAATGCAGGCAAGTATATGCAGAATTTAGGTATACATCCTAGCGAATGGAAATGGATTGGTACAGAGTTTGATATTGTTATTGATAATAATAGCAGTTTAAATAATTTATATAATCAAATTGAAAGTATTATATTGAATAAAGTTACTTTTGATTATGATAAAAAGGTTGCTTTTATATATTCCACTACTGCTTAAATAGCATTTTTCCTTAGTCAACTCGATGTTTTTTGCCGTTTTACGCTAAATATATTGAGTAAGATTTAGGAGAAATCTAACAATGGCCCAACTAAATTCACCTGGCGTAGCAGTCACCGTTATCGACGAAAGTTTTTATACACCAGCTGCCCCAAGTACCGTACCCTTAATTATTGTAGCATCTGCAGAAAATAAAGCAAATGGTGCTAACACAGGAATAGCCAAAGGCACATTAAAAGCAAATGCAGGACTAGCATACTTAATTACTAGTCAGCGTGACCTTGCAGAAACATTTGGTATCCCAGTTTTCAAAACAGACTCAAATAACAATCCTATTCATGCTGGAGAGCAAAATGAGTATGGTTTGCAGGCTGCTTACAGTTTATTAGGTGTAAGCAACAGAGCATATGTTGTTAGAGCAGATATTGATCTAGGTGCTATTAATGCTAAAGCATTGGCTCCTCAGGCAAATCCAGAAGGTGGAACATATTGGTTTGACCTAATCAAAAGTAGTTGGGGTATTTTTGAATGGAATGGCGATGCTAAAGGTGTAGGTAGAGGTCAATCATTTACTAAAAAACAACCATTATTAGTAACTGAATCAAATAAGATTGATAGTTCAACGGGTGGTCCCTTAGGCAGTGTAGGTACTGTAGGTGATTATGCTATTACAAGTAGAATGAATCTTAGTACAAGTTATAGCGGTCCTGATAAGCTATGGTATAGAAATAAGACAAGTTGGGTAGTTGTAGGTTCAGATGACTGGCGATTAAGTTGGCCAGCTGAAGGTATAGATTCAACAGGCAGAGTTTTTGCTGCAATCAGTACCAAAGACAATATAAGTTCAGCAGCAGGACTAAATCTTAAATTAGATAGAAACAGTGATGGTGATTTTTTAGATGCAGGTGAAACAATTACTATCAGCGGCACTACAGCAACAACTATAGCAGCTCAAATTAATGCTTGGGCACCAACACTTGTAAGAGCAGATGTTACCAGCACAGGTAGACTAGCGTTATATTCAGTAACTGGACAGTTTAGTCTAAGTGGTACAGCCTGTACAAATTTAGGTATTCCAGAAGGTGAATATTTTAGTCCAAAATTAGAAATTGCTCCTCATACAAGAGTTCCTTTATTTAAGGCAACAGATCCCGCTCCTAGACCAACTGGTAGTATTTGGTTAAAAACTACACCAGCTAATGGCGGTGTAGAATTTGCTTTAAAGAAATATAACAGTGATGCTAAAGTATTTGAAACAATGACATGCCCATTATATCCAAATGCAGCAGCAGCCATATATGGTTTAGATAAATCAGGTGGTGAAAGATTGCCTTTAGGCAGTATATATGTTAAGACAAATCAAACAGAATACTTATATACTTACCCAAGTAATGATCTTGGTCCTTTAAGTGCAGATTTTAGATTTTATAGAAAGAGCACAAGTGGTATAACTAGTATAACAAGTAAAATAATTACAGCAGGTACATTGACTGGTACTACATTATCTCCAGTTAATGTTAGTTTTGCAATACAAGAGACTAAAGCAGGTGGTCAAACTTATGCAGCACCTGTAACTATTAGTGTAAGTTTAACAGGAACAGCAGCAGATGCAGAAGAAATTGCTACACAAATTAATAATGAAACTGCGCTTACTAATGTAAAAGCTCTAGTTACAGATCAGAATAGATTAATTGTTCAGCATTTATTAGGCGGTGATATCCGTATTGAGGAAAGTAAAGTTACAATAGAAAAAATATTTACAATTTTATTTGCCAGTGAAAAGAACGCTAATCTACATGCTAGTGATTTTGATGATCCATCAGCAACATTTCAGCCAAATTGGGAAATTAGCCATTGGGAACCATTGAGATTTACAGCCAGTATAACAGCTCCTACATCATTGACCAAAGATCAAACATTATGGTATAGCAGTGTAACAGATCAAGTAGATATTATGGTTCATGATGGTAATAATTGGGTAGGCTATAGAAATGCATTTAGTAACACAGATCCAAATGGTCCACAAGTTAGAGCTACAAAACCATTAACACAGAGTGATGGAGCAACTGCTCTAGTAGACGGTGACCTATGGATAGATACTAGTGATATTGATAACTATCCAATGATTTATAGATTTGACACTACCCGTCCAGGAACTGTAGCTACAAAATGGGTAGCAGTAGATAAGACTGATCAAAGTAGTGAAGACGGTGTATTATTTGCTGATGCTAGATGGACAGTAGAAGGAGCCAATGCAGGTTATAAGGAAAGCTCAATCGCTGATCTATTAACCAGTGACTTTGTAGATCCAGATTGTCCTGATCCTGCACTATATCCAAAAGGTATGTTACTATGGAATATGCGTCGTAGTGGATTTAATGTTAAGAAATTTGTACAGAACTATATTGACGTAAACGAAGTAAACACAAGATATCAAGTATTGGGACCAAATGCTACAATGATTGATGAGTCAATGACTGATTATTATCCACATCGTTGGGTAACAATTAGTGGCAATCAAGAAGATGGTGCTGGATATTTTGGACGTCATGCACAGCGTAGAGTTGTTGTACAAGCACTACAAGCAGTATCAAATAGCTCACGTGATATACGAGAAGAAGCAAGAGTATTCAACTTAATTGCTTGCCCAGGATATCCAGAGCTAATAGGTGAAATGATCAATTTGAACTTTGATCGTGGTTTAACAGCATTTGTTTTAGGCGACACACCAGCTAGATTAACTCCAGATGCTACAAGCTTGAAAGCTTGGGGTGATAATTTAAGATTAAGTGTAGAGGATAATGAAAAAGGTGCTCCTAGTTATGACGAATATATGGGCATGTTCTATCCATGGGGATTCACAAGTGATCTAAACGGTAATAACATTGTAGTTCCACCAAGTCACATGATGCTTAGAACTATTGCTCTAAGTGATAGCGTAAGTTATCCATGGTTCGCACCAGCTGGAACACGTAGAGGAGGCATCAGCAATGCTAGTAATGTAGGCTATATTGATGATGAAGGAGAATTTGTAGTTGTTGCTCTAAATACAGGACAGCGTGATACACTGTATGAAGTAAAGATCAACCCAATTACATTCTTTACAGGTGTAGGTTTAGTTAACTATGGTCAAAAGACAAGAGCTAAAAACGCTAGTGCTCTAGATCGTATTAATGTAGCTAGACTTGTTGTTTATCTACGTAGACAATTAGACATACTGGCTAAGCCATATATCTTTGAACCAAACGATAAGATTACAAGAGATGAAATCAAAGGTGCAGCAGAAAGTTTATTATTAGAGCTAGTAGGTCAACGAGCACTATATGACTACATTGTAATTTGCGATGAGTCAAATAATACACCTAGTAGAATCGATAGAAATGAATTGTATGTTGATATTGCTATTGAACCAGTTAAAGCAGTTGAGTTTATATACATCCCACTGAGATTGAAAAACACAGGTGAAATTGCTGGTCTATAAGGCATAAATATTAACAACGGAGCATACAAATATGGCAATCGCAACATTAAATAGATTTACAGTTCCACTAGCAACAGACGCCAGTGCCAGCAGTCAAGGCATGTTGATGCCAAAACTCAAATATCGTTTTAGAATTATGTTTGAGAATTTTGGAGTAAGCACACCATCAACAGAATTGACCAAGCAAGTACAAACTGCTGCCAAGCCAACTGTACAGTTTCAAAATATGGTCATTGAGACTTATAACAGCAAGATTAATTATGCTGGTAAGCCAACTTGGAATCCAATAGCAGTTAGTCTACGTGACGATGCTACAGGTATTGTTAGTAAGTTGATCGGTGAGCAAATGCAGAAACAGTTCGATTTCTTCGAGCAAGCCAGTGCTGCTAGCGGTATTGATTATAAGTTCTTAATGCGTATTGAAATAACAGAAGGTGGAAATGGAATACATATTCCAACCGTTTTAGAAACCTGGGAGTGCTATGGTTGCTATATACAGCAGGCTAATTGGCAATCATTAAGTTATAGTGAAGCAGCTCCACAAACCATTGATCTGACCATTCAGGTAGATAATTGTATACAAATCCCACAAGGCAGTGGCGTTGGTGCTGCTATTGGAAGAACTGTACGTACTATGGCAACTGGTTCGGGCTAAAAATAGCGTACACAAAAGGGGGCTTAGGCCCTTTTTTGTTGACTATTCAATATAATAGCAGTT